TCCAGGCGTTGTTACTAAAGAAATTGATCTAACTACTGCGATACCCGAAATCTCAATGACAGAGGGTGCATTTGCTGGACCTTTTAGATGGGGTCCTGCATACTTTCCTACTACTGTATCAAATGAATCCGAATTAGCGGGTCTTTTTGGAAAGCCGGACGCCAATACATACGAATCGTTTTTTACTGCAGCAAATTATCTTGCATACTCTGGTAATTTGAAAGTAGTAAGAACACCAAACTCAAGCGATGCAAAGAATGCTTCTGTTCAAGGAAGTGGAATATATGTCGCAAATGACGAGACATATGAAAATACATATGATGGTGATATGGGTGGAACACCTGTAACCACATATGGTTCTTTCATTGCAAAGTGGCCAGGAGAACTAGGAAATAGTCTGAGGGTTTCCATGTGTGCCGCTTCAAAAGCTAATACTAACTCAGATGGAACACTTAATAGTAATACAGATACCACTTTGTCAGGAACTGCTGCTTGGACAGAATCAAGTGGAGCACTTGCCGGTTCAAGTACAGCATTTACTACAGAATTGAGTATCGGAGATGTACTTACATTAGGTGGACAAAAATTAATCATAGAATCAATTTCAAATGCATCAACTGCAGTAGCACGTAGTGCACATGGATCGGATCTTGGTTCAGGAGCAATGGTTCGACATAAGAGATCAGGTTTCTCTG